CTGACGGTCGCTTGATTCTTTTTGGCCGTGGCCTCTAAATACGATTTCAAGATTCGTAGCCTCAGCAAGGGTGCGCAGAAAGCTCGACTGCGCATGCTCAAGGAATACGGCGCTGAGGAGGGTGATCGCATCTGGCGTGAAAAAGCCGAGGAGCAAGGAACAGGCACCACTTTGCGTCAGAAAATCAATTCGACATATCACAAAGGAGCTAAATTGGGCGGTCGGAAGGAATGAAATTCAATGCCAGCCAAATCTCAGAAACAGAGAGCGTTCATCTATGCCCGGTTCGGTAAGGCGTGGGCTAAGCGGCACCACTTCAACAACAAAGGAAAACTCCCAACGCGGGTCAAAAAGAAAAAGCGTAAAGGACGCTCTCGCAAGAAAAGGTAAGCGTATTTCAAATGCGCGACGAAAGCGTCTTGAAGATTACATTTGGTTTTTGCAGGAGGAGCTTCGCTTGACCGATTGGCTTGTGCCTCTCCACGACGATCCACCTGACGGTGATGTTACGGCTCGTGTTCACACTAACCGCAGGATGAGAGTTGCAGCATTGCAATTAGGCGATCAGTTTTTTGATGATGAAATCTGTCCTGACGATCTTCGCAAACAAACGCTTCTGCATGAGCTTCTTCATCTTCATTTTGAAATGGCATGGCATTTTGTCGATGACGTGTTTCAGGCTGAACTGGCGTATATGTCGAAAGGGCAGGCCACAGAGACATTCCGCGCAGGTATGGAGCTTGGAATCGACCAACTTGCTTACGCGCTTACAGACTTGATCCGACAACCTTTCAAACTCGATGGATGAAAAAGAGCTTGAATTTCAGATAGAACAGAAACGAGCAGAGCGACCAATCAGAGGATTTACTGAGGAGGAATTGAAAAACCTAGACAAACCGATCCCCATGGACTTGTGGCCTGCTAGTTGGTGGTGGCTGCCTGATGGGAGGCCAAGGTTCGGTGAGCAAGCGCTTGACGACTTTTGACGGGCGGGTATCCTCGGTGCGCTGACCTTTCTCAGATCGGTTGGCTTCGGGGCATGAGCGGAAGGCCGGGTAACCCCCGGCCTTTCGTTTGCTCGCAGTTGGAAATCACCTTTTCAGGGTACAATACTGGCCTGTAATTTCAGCCAACAGAGAGGGTCAGTAAAACCAGTGCATTTCCAGGGGTTTTTCTCATCGTGAGCGGGAATTCAAACGACATTCGGCACCTGTCGAGGCCGGATGCGTGGGCATCTGATCTGAAGTTAAGGGTGGATGGGCGTCCCTTTACCATTCAGGGACGTGAATACATCACTCAGGTCATGAGAGACACCAGCCAGAAAATCGTTGTGAAAAAGGCCGCACAGACGGCATTCACAATTTCATTTTTGGTTGTGGCTTTTCAAAGGATTGTGGTTCGCAGGTGGCACCACCTGTACCTGTTGCCACTCAAGCAAGGTGCCATTCCATTTGTGCAGAAGCGGGTTGATCCGATCATCGACTCCAACCCGATCCTTCGTGCTCACTTCGCCTCGGTGGATAACCGCTTGCACAAACAGACCACTGACGACATTTCAATGTTGATCCGTGGTGTAAACGTCGAATCTGAAATGCAGGAGACTCCGACCGATTGCATCATCTTCGATGAGCTTGATCGAATGGCTACGGATTTCCTTGAGGACGCAAAACACCGCGTCGATGGATCGCCAGTGAAAAAGCTCACGTACCTCTCTACGCCGTCAGTGCCCGGACATGGAGTAGACGCCGAAGATATGTGGCACTCGTCGGACATGCACTTGTGGGAAGTGCCGTGCCCTGGCTGCGGAAGATTTCAAGCTCTGACATTCGATGAGCATGTGCGCATTGGCGACAACGAGCTTGACTGTCGCATTGAGTGCGAGCACTGCTCTCGGGAATTCAAGGACAGCGAGCGACCAGCGCTAAACGCTCTAGGTCACTGGGTTCCTCACAACCTCGAAGGAAATTTCAGGGGATATCACATCAATCAGTTGAATTCCCCAACTGTTGGCATTGCAGACATTATGGAAGGGTTCTTCCGAGGACAAACTGATGTGAAGGTTCTCAAGTCGCATTTCAATCAGGCTAGAGGCGAGCCGTACACAGCCGCTGGTAATCAGATCACGGTTGAAATGCTAGATAAGTGCCGTCAACCAATCACACTAGGCGGAATTCCACCCGGCCCAATTTTCCTTGGTGGCGATATTGGCCACGATGACATTTACGTTCGTGCTAAGTACGTGTCGCGCGATGGAAAACTTGTCGAGTGGGGCTGTTGGCGTTTTGTAGACCGTCCTGGTTACTCGGCGTGGTCGCAGCTTGAAGACCAGCTACTCACAAAGATTTCAACTTGGACGATGGTTTGTGACGCGCATCCAGATAAGAGGGCAGCGCGAGAACTTTCTTTGAAATATCCCGGTCGCTTTTGGCTCGGGTTCGAGAAGGATCGTCCTGAGACAGATGAAATTGCGAAGTGGGACAAGGTTAAACACCGTGAGCCGTCGTCGGTAATCATCGACAGGACAATGGCGTTCGATGAACTAATTCATCGGATCATCAATGGAAATTACGTTCTTCCAGCCAACGCGCGTGAACTTGGTGAGCCTATGCCGCGTCGGGATTACAACGGTCTGTATCACCACATGATCCAGATGGTTCGCGTTGAGGAAGAAGACTCTCGCGGTCGAATCGTTGCTCGGTGGATCAAGAACAAGAACCCGGATCACTGGCATCACGCAGATATGTTTGCGCTGATTGCAAGTTACAAGGCTCCACGATTGCGCGTTCCTGCAAATGTCAGGAAGGCCACAGAGGAAGCGGGTGCTCTTGTTGCCTAAGAAGCTCTCACCTGAAAAGCGTTCTGAGTTGGTTGAAAAGGCCAACAGACAGGCGCGTAGGACGTACAAGAAAACGACAAAGCGGCGCAAGCTGACACCTGATGAACTTGCGACCATCAAGGACATTGTTGTGCCGCTGAAGGTCGTTGGGTATTCAAATCTTCAGATCGGCTTGGTTACAGGAATTGCAAAAGGCCAGATCAGTGAGATTACGAAGGACGAGAAGATTCAAGAACGCATTTCAAAACTGCGCACTGGCTTGCCAAAGGCTGCTCAAGACTTGATGCGCGTTTACATGATCGAGGCTGTAATGGCAATCGTTCATGTGATGCGAACGTCCGACAACAACACAGAAATTCTCAAGGCCGCTTCTGAAATTCTGGATCGCACAGAAATGCCGAAGACTTCACGCAGCGAGCAGACAAACAAATTTGACGGTGATCCTCAGCCTGAAAATGAAAAGGAACTGTTCGACCAATTGCGCAGTGCAGACCCTGAGATTCAAGAGCGAGCCGCGCAGTTGCGTGATGCTTTCGAGGAAGGATTGAAAAGTCTGTTGACGCAATCCGAGGGAAAGGTTGAAAGTGAACCTGCTGGATAGAGTACGCCCGAAGCCAAAGGCGCAAGAGTTTGAAATGCCGCAGTTTTCTCTTGCAGAGCCTCAGCGCCTAACAAACGTTGGAAGGAAACGGCGCAGAGTAGGTGAAATGATTTCAGACTGGAACCTCGGCATTCGTTCGGGGTTTCGTGGTTTCCGCACATCGTTCTGGCCCGGTCAGGTTGCATACGAGCGCGGCTCAGTCTCATATGCCAAGACGCGCACACTCTATGCGAATTCAGACACGTCATCGAGTCTTGCAGCGTTTTCGCGGCGGATCATCAATGCAACAGTGGATTTCATTGATCTGCCGGATGCAGCTACTGGCGATCCTGAAATGGATGACTTCTTGAACAGAGCGATTCATGAGCGCTGGGGTCGTGAAATCCTTCAGATGATCCGTGATGCGTGTCGAGATTCCAAGACAGTCGTTCGCTATAGGCGTGAGCGACCTGACAATCCGCTTGTTGAATCTACTGAGTGGGCACTTGGTTATCTTGAAATCATTCCACCCGAAAACGTTCAGGTCTACTACAACCCGGTAAACAAAAATGAAATTGATAGGGCGTATGTCACGTATACTGTCGAGCAGATTGATGAAGCGATAAGCGACTTTTCATCTGAAAGCTCACTTAGAATGCCTTCAGTCGTTGCCCATACGATCATCGAGGAAATCACACCTGAAACATTCAGGTACTTCGATCAGACCGAGGGTAGGTGGCGGGACGATCTTGCGGCCAGTAACGATTGGGGGTTCGTCCCACTCCATGAAGTTTTCAACGAATACGACTCGGCGATGGAGGACGGACAGAGCGATCTTGAAAATCCAACGCCGTTCATTCTTGCGTTCCACGATGTTCTCACACAAAGCCTCACGGCTCACAAACATCACTCCATTCCGAAAGCGGTATTCAAAATACAGGAAATAGATACTTTCCTTCTAAACAACTTTCCTGATTCATTTGAAAAAGATGAGAACGGTGAACCTATTATTGGAACGTTCAATGGAAGTGTTTCGTGGAAGGGAACTGAAATCTTCTTTGTTGAGCCAGAAGAAAACGTTGGCTTCCTTGAAGCTCAGTCGATCCTTGGCGATTCCAAGACACTCCTGGACTTCCTGCTTGAGTGCATCGCTATCACGTCTGAAACACCCAAGAGCATTTTGATGAATGCGAGCGACAAAGACAGCGATGAAATGCTTCCGTTCTCAAAGAAGATCGCACGAAAGCGCATTAATTTCATGCGTGACATTCAGGCGATTTGCAAAATGGCCCTGTTCGTCAATGGCTTTCCTCCTGTGAGTGCCAATTTCACTTGGGGTGACACTGATCCCCAGCAGGCGGTTACCAATGCTCAGGCTTTGCAGCAGGACGTTTTGAGCTTGGAAGTTGCACGAACTGCTCAGGTGATTTCAGACAACACAATGCGTGAAACGTTGCGCAAGCATCTTCCAGCAATGCAACCAGGGCCAGAAGAAGCCGCCGCTGCCAAGAACAACGCTGTTGCGCCTGTCGTATCAAGTGGATCAGTCAAAGGTAGTGACTCAGGTGGTCAGGGGGAGTAATGAAAACAGGTAGACCACGAAAGATCAGAATGCGCAAGAGATTTCAACGCAATGTGTTTGGTACAGCACGACGTAGAATGAAGAATCCAACACGTATTGGTGCAGCAACCATGCGAGCGCGGGTGCGCAGAAGGCGATAGGAGGCGTTCTGAGTGGCTAGACAACCTGGAAAGCTAGTCAAGCTAGGCGGAAACTCTCGCGTCGTTAGACGAGCGCGTAGGGCGCCTGGCGTGATTGGAATTCGAAAGCCGCGTCAGGCATGGAGGATCGGTGGTCTTGCACCGATAGTTGCCGCAGCTTTAGATTTTCAACTTCCTGAATTCCCTGTGATAAGTAGAGGTCTGCCGTTTTCATCTAGTCAGGGCGGATCATTCGGTGGCCCGAACGCTGAGGCTAACGCGATTGATGACGACTATGGCACGACCTGGGATTCAGTTTTCTCGCCCAATGATGGATCAGCCGAGTGGTATGTGCTC